ATGTTCTTGAACACCTTGGCTGCTGCACTACGCATTGCGGAAGAGTTTGCTCCATACTTTACTTCGTTGATATCTTTCATGGTCATTTTCCTTTCTTGAGTTTAACGGGTACTGCAACTTTGATTTGGGGGGTCTTGATGCCTGCTTGCTTGATGAGTTCTTGTATCTCTGCAACCAGTTTGGCGCCTTCAATTACTTCTTTGGGGATCCATACGGTTGCAGCAATTGGATTGGATTCGATACGAGTCACTTCAAACTCAGAACTAAGTGCAACAACACTGGCAATCTTGTTTGAGAACAGCGGATTCATCACGCAGTGCTGGTCAGGTGTAATCTGAAACACCACGGGTACTGGAGAATTTGATGACAAGTACGAGTTGATGTTGTCTTCAATGCTATACTTGATGCCATGGTTTGCGTATTGCATCTCGTATTTGTAATCTTCTCCGCGCTTGTCTTTGGGAAGGCTCTGTAGTTTCTGCTTATGAACAATGTATCGCTTCAGTTCAGCAAGGTCACGCTTTAGAGCAGACAGACTAAACACATAGAATCCTCCCTTCCCTGAGTTCCCTGAGTTCTCACCTGTAGCAAATTTTAGTGCAACGCTTGGATTAGAACTCCAACTCTCCACAGGATACAGCGGTTTGTATTTGGTGGCGTGACCGATCATCTGCTTGGTATGAATCTTGACAGTCTGATCCAGTTTCTTGATATTAACCAGGCTCACTGCATCCTTCAGAGAGATATTTATGCCTCGATACACGGTCTTTACGCCGGGATCAAGTTGTTGTTTGTAGGCTGCCTTGCAGCGTATCAGTTCTGCGTATGCTGTTTTGACCCTTCCATAGTTACCAGGCGAACTCACATAGTTGGATACCTGATCCCAAATCTGCGCTTCCTTTGGAGTGTCTATTTCTCGTCCACCAGAACTCTGCACCGCCTGAAACAGTTTGGCTTGGAACATCCTTTTGCACGGGTCTTTTTCGTTTGCCCATCCTGCTGCGTATGCTTTGGATTTCGCCTCCAACTCAGCGAAGAGTGGTCCCGCGTTTTCTGTCCATGTTTTGTCCGCATACACCAGTTTCTTGAGGGTGCTTGACCGTACTTTACCATTTCTGATATCCATATGCAGTCCATACACCATAGCATCGACCCATGTTTTGTTCCAAAGTTTTTCTAGTATCGAGTACTGGCCAGGAGTTTGCGCATATCGAGCAGCATTGTGTGCTTTTTCAGCCTTCGCATACTTTGCGTTCCATTGCTTGATGGTAAACTCTCCCACTTGCGTGGAGCCTAGTAGTTGCTTGTCTTTGGCTTCAGAGATGAACGATAGGAACGATTTCATTGGTGTCTCAGAATTCTATCTTGTTAGTGAACACAACATCCACATCAATGTCAAGAAACTCCATCAGGTTTTCCCATTTGGCTTGCAACCAACCTTTGATGCTGTTCCAAATCTCAGAGATGAAAGCGGTGATCTTGCCCCATATACCGCTCAGAATACCTTCGGTCAGCACAGGTCCAGCAGAAGCAAACTCTTCTTCCACCTTGCCCATGATGAGAGAAACCACGCTCCAATAGCGATAGTATCCAGTACTCTTTCCACCCTTTTTCTGGGAGGTGGACTTGAATCGCACCTGTACTCTTGCTTTCTTGGCAACAGAAGCGCAGTATGCTGTGTCGTCAATGTCATACAGTTTCACTTGCTTACCGTCTGCACTCGTAGACAGAATGAACTTGGCGCGAGCAGGTGAGTTGCTTCCGAACTTCACCTCTCCACTCATGGCCTCATGTACGAAAGCAGCAGAGAATCCTGCATCGTTTGCAAACGCATCGCGCAGAGTATCCATCAATTCCTTGTGCGCTGCTTCGGCGCGATTGATTAGTTTGTCCTTACCTGCTTTAATCTGAGGACCAATCTGTCCCTTTTTGGAAGCAAGTGTGGAGTCAGCAAGTGCTTTGATTTGCTTCTCTATCCGACTTGCAAGATCGGCTTTACCGCCCTTTACCTTGTTCGCAGCAGCATAGAAAGTGGCGGCGCTTTCTTCTTTGGCACCAGACATGAGTTGTCCAATACCCATCTTTACGCTGCAACGATTCTTGCCGATCACCACATCGGTCTTGGCCGTTTTGGTTGAGGGTGGAACCTTTCCTCCCTCAAAGTGCTGACTCCATGCAGAAGTCACTTCGATGGCACTATTTCCTAGCCTGGAAGCAACCCCGCTCTTGAATCCATACGACTGAAGTGCTTTCACAATCTCATGCCCGACTGCGATTGGCACAGCAGAAGTTCCTTTGCAAGTTTTCTTGCCTTCTTGCTTGCAGTTCCAAGCATTCACGATGACCACTTCGTAGTCTTCGCCTTTGTTTTCTGCTTCGGATAGATAAGATTTAAAACTCTTCATTAGTCCCTCCACTTGTTGTTGTCTCGACCACGGTTCTTTCCGCGATCCATAACTCTGAGATTGCTTGGACGATTGTCAAGCGCGTCGCCGTTCTTGTGGTCCACATCTTTACCATCTCCCTTGCTCACCTTACCATCCCCTTCCAGTTTGCGTCTTGCCAGAACTCGTTTCACTTTCTTCTGTCGTGCTGCAAGTTGCTTGGGTGTAGGATTCTTGCCACCGTACAGTTTCAAGCGTTCTGCACGGTAGTCACGATCTGCTTCTGAGATGAACTGAAAGAATGTTTTCATCTATTTATGTAGTCTCCGTCATAGATACAACAATGGCAAACTGGACTCAACCAAGACCCTCAGACATCGAACAAGAGTACAGGGTAGAGTACAAGCACCACCTTGAACCTGAGTACGGTGACTTCTGGCCCACATTCGAGCATTTCAAGAAAGCACTCAGCAAAGCCAAAGTGGTCACGGTTACGCCCAGCATGGACGGCAAGATACAGAACCGATCAGGAACCAAATCGTTCAAAGAACTGCTGTCGCTCATCAAAGGGTACGCATCCTATCCCAAGTATCGCAATGAGAAAACTCTGAAGGCCTTGGAAGATCGCATCAAGAGCGGAGAACCAGTATCCATGCCAATTGTACTGAGATTCCCTTCTGGCGTCATGCGAATCATGGGTGGCAATACTCGCATGGATATTGGATTCTGGCACGCCAGTTCTGTGAAGGTGCTAGTGGTAGATGTGCCAGAAATTGACGAAGAAATGACATATCTTGGGTTCAAAGAATGGGCATCCAAAAATATCTAACTAAAACTTGTAATGCCAGATAATCTGGCTTGATTCCTGTGGTACATAGGGTATACTTACCTAGCAAACCACAGGAGGATTCTATGACTACCACCGACCGTAAGGTACAAGAGTTTCTTCAAGTTGTGAAGCGGTGTTGCGACCTCACTAATGTGAAGTTGGTATGGGGGAAGGGCGCGAGCCTGACCACACTTGGTGAACCAAGAGGAGAACTATCAGGATATTTCACTGCTCCCGCAGGCAGGTCGCCTGGTGTGCTTGCTGTTGCCCGCGGGCGGCCTCGCAGCAAGTGGCTTGCTGTACTAGCACACGAGTTTGGACACATGAGCCAATGGTTCTTCAGCGATCCTGCATGGAACATCACCACCATGTCAAATGGGCAAGATGCTCAAGAGATCATGGACAATTGGGTGGACGGCAAACTGGAACTGGATGCAGATGAGATTGCAGACATCTTTAATCGCGTTCGGTTGTGCGAACTGGATGCTGATGCCCGTGCCCTGCAATACATCAAGGACTACAAGTTGCCTGTGAACATTGCGGTGTACAAGCGCGAGGTTGCTGATATGGACTATTCGTATCGTCTTATGCAACGCACTCGCATATGGAAGCGTACCAAAGTAAAACGGGGTAGACTACCATCACCAATAAAGGCATAGCATGAGCAACATATATGACTGGATCGTTCAAAATTTGAACCGCGATGGAGTGGTTGCAGAGCGCCCCATGTAAGGGGCGTTTCTGTTTTAGATTAACGCTGAGGTGTAGAAGCGTTCTTGCACACGGCGGAAAGTGTTCTCATCGTTGCGAAGTTTATTATCGCCCCTGACTTCACCATTGATTACTGCTGGCTGGAACGCGGTGTTGATGAGATTCACGATGGTTTCTGCTGCGCCGTTTCCACCACCGCCACCCTGTTGAATGATGTTGAATTCAGGGAAACTGAAAGGCCAGTTGTCAATGTCCATCTGGGCTACATTGTAGATGTTGGTTGATTCTGCTGGCTCAGGTGAAGGTAGAGGTGCTTGCGCTCCACCTGCAAGTGCCTTGAAGAAGGTCATTATCGCAAGAGCAAACAGCAACAGCGCGCCTCCTACAAGCAGCATGGGCAGCACAAGCGGCATTAGCAGCAGCACCATTGCACCGATTCCCAATGCAATCAAAGGCATCAGAGCAACAATACCAAGCAATCCCAACAATCCTTCTGACATCTGAGCGATTGCGATTGAGAACAGCAATAGACCTGTTCCGAGCAACACCATGGCTACTCCAAACAAGATGAAGCCAGGTGCAGCAAATCCTAGAGCAATCCCTGCAACAAACAAGAACGGAGCAAGCATTGCAAGTGCAGCAAGTGCAGCAATGGCAGGCAATACACCGGCAGCATTCGCTGCAAACGCACCCAATGCAGATCCAAGTGTAAGCAAGGCAAGACTAAACAGCATGAGTCCAGGCGTTGCTGCTGCGAGGAATAGACTAGAGATAAACAGAGCAGGTCCCATGAGCCCAAGTGCAAGCAACAGCGCAATGGCTGGAATGATTGCACCTGCGGTTCCAACAAAGGCAGCAAGTCCTGCTCCAAGCGACATCAAGGCAAATCCGAACAGCAAGAATCCAACAGATGCAACAGCAAGTAGAATGCTAGAAGCATAGAGCAATGGTGCAAGCAATCCAAGTGCGAACAGTATGGCTATCGCAGGCAGAATCGCTCCTGCGGTTCCAATGAACATTTGCATACCAATGCCAAGCGAGATCAACGCAAGACCGAACAGCAAGAATCCAACAGATGCAACTGCAAGTAGAATGCTTGCAACTGCAAGTAGCGGAGACAACAATGCAAGCGTACTAAGCAAAGCGATGGCAGCCGCAATCTCACCAAATCCAATGCTCGCAAACATCTGCAATCCAAATCCTAGTGCAGCGAGTGCTGCACCAAACAGGAAGTAGCCTGGAGCGGCTAGAATCAACAGCAATCCTCCGAGAGCAAGCCATGGTGCAAGCATTGCAAGTCCTGCAAGCAATCCAAGCACCACGGGCAGAGAAGCAAGGCCTACACTTGCAAACATCTTCATTCCCAAACCAAGCGAAACCAACGCTGCACCGAAGAGGAAGAATCCTGGCGCTGCGAGTAACAGTCCTATTCCTGCTATAGCCAGCATGGGGGCAAGCATTGCAAGTCCCGCAAGCAATATCAGCAGTACACCAACTCCTGCAAGTCCAACGCTTGCAAACAGTTGCATGGCTAGACCAAGCACATACATGGATGCTGCAAACACAAGCAATGCAATACTCATCACAAGCAGAACATTAGCGAGCATGAACATGAGCGGCAACACAGGTGCTATGAGCGGTGCTATGAGTGCAAGAGCAACTGCAAACGCTACAAACACACCGATACCAAGCAAAGCGCCCATCCAGTTGGTCTGTCCGAACAGATACATGGCGCCTGCAAATGCAAGCAACCCAACTGCAATGATTCCTAGTGCTGCCGCGCCTTGGATAACTTGAGCGTTTGCTAGTTTCTTCAGACCTTCAGCAAGCGCCTCGAAGATGGACTTTAGGCCTTCACCGAGGCCTTTCAGCGCAGAAGCCAGTCCACCTTTGAATGCTGCCAGACCATTCTTGATGCTGTCGAACAGTTTACCACCAAACAGTTTCTGCAAGAATCCTGTTTTGGCATCAGGTTTTTCTGTTTCTTTTGCTGCATCTTCGGTGACCTTTTGCTCAGTTTGCGCTGCTTCTTCTCGGGGACCCAAGACTCGATTTCCCAAATCAGTTGCGAACTCTGTTGCTTTCTCTTTGGCTGCGGAAGTAAACTGAGTGATGTTTCCTTTGATCTGATTGCCGAACTTGAGTGCGCGATCTTTGAGATCACCAAACATCTTTCCGAGAGTGCTACCCGTCATGTTCACTGTGACCGCAACTCCTCCCGCTCCAGCCACGGCGCCAGCAGCAGCAGGGCCTGCCGCAGTTGCCTCAGGTGCCGCAGTTTGCAAGGCTTCGCCGAGGGGTGGAGTTGGTACTGCGATGGTTGTCGCCGCAGTTGCCGCTGCTTGTGGTTGCTGTAGAGAAGCAGTATTGAGTGCAATCTCAGCCAGGTTGTTGCTTGACAATTCCAAATGGCGTGTCATTGTCTGTGCTTGCGATAGCAAGTTTGATAGAACACTCGTGGTTTCGGGACTTGCAAGCGTTGTAGGTGTGGTGTCAAAAACGCTGTCAACTATAGGGTTTTCGAGAGGCTGAGCAACCATTGGTGCTTCGGTTGAAGAACCTCGTACCAAGTTTCCCTGAGCATCATACGACAGATTGCCCTTAGCAACCTCGCTCACTAGACCAGCATTGATTCCCATACCACTATTCACTTGCAGATTGCGAAATACCTGTTCTTGATTTAGTACAGGATTTGCTTGCAAGGCCGCTTGAATGTCTTCGTAGAGTTTCTTGACCTTCTCGTTTCCTTGCGCGCTTTCATCAAGTAACGAATCAATGGATCGCTTTCTTGCTTCTATGAATGCGTTGTTTATTTGTTCTTCAGTTACACCAGCCTGAGTAGCACCTGTTCTAACCTTTTGCTGAAACTCGTTTTCGGCTTGTTGTCTAGCAGCCAACTCAGTTTGCATTTTGGCTTCTGCTTCAGCAATTCGCTGTTGATCTCCGCTGATTTTAGCATTGACCAGTTCTTCTTTGGCATCAGTAACTCGTTTCTCTTGCTCTCGCTTGACATCCGCCGCCGCAGTAATCTTTTTCTGCTCTGCTTCTATCATTGCAACCTTGGCAGTATCTCCTTGCACTTTGGCAAGTTCCAGTTCTGTTTGCATTCGCTCTTGAACCAGTTTAGCAGCCTCTGCATCCTGTCCAATGCGGATGTTTTGTGCAGCATTGGATGCTTCTACTTCAGTCTCATAGGCATCTCGATTTCTTCTTGCTTCTGCTTCTGCTTCTTTTGCTCTGATGTCTGCGGCTGCTCTGATATCGTTCAATCTACCTGCTGCAAATCGCTTCAGCATTCTACCAAAGAAGTTGCTGTCGAGTTTGTCAACAAATGGCGACAAATAGTTCGAGCGGATATCTTCCATTGTCTCGCCAAAGAATCCAACAGCGTTCTTTGACTGCTCTTTCAGCAATCTGCGAGATGATTTGATGTTGTCTAGGATGATTCGCTTCTGCGTTTCATCTTGCAGTCTTCTTGCATACTCTTCTCTGATCTCAAGGGTCTTGAATGCTCTAACAAAAGCACCGTCTGTACCATCGCGCATTGCTTCCGCAGCAACATCAAAGGTATCTCTGATTTGATTCTTGGTTGCTTCGTCCAGTTTGCCTTTGCCTGCTGCTCGGAACTGAGCAGCGGCATCTCTTACTGCTTGTCTTTTCAACACATCAGTAACAGTATCTGCAATCTGTCTCAGCGGTTCAGCGCGTTCCAAACCTATACGGAAAGTCTTGACGCTGCTTCCTGCATCGCTTACCGCTTTGTTCATAGCGTCAGTTGACTCCATGGCGCGCAGGAAACTGTCTGCTAACGGTATGACATCTAGTGGTTGGTTTGGATTTGGTGGTGGCATCTACTTACCTTGTTCGTCTTGCGGGTCTAGAAACTCTGCCTGCGGACTTAGCCTTGGCAGCCTGAGCCTTCATCTGCTCATTCTCCTTCTTGATGCGCTCATTCTCTTTCTTCACCCACTCAACCAACAGGTGTACATAGATCGCCCTCTCCCACGGCATCATTTCTTCCAACTCAGTCAGCGAGTACTTGTGATGCTGAATGAGTTGAAAGTTCGTGTGCATCATGTTTACGATGCTGTCGTGGCAGAGGAGGATCGGAAAAAATCTTGGAGTCCCTTCAGAACAACCAACTGCTTTTGTTCTGTGCAGGGATTGAAGATTTCTGCTTCATGCTCTAGTTTCGGCATAGTCTCGAAGAACGATGTGATCTTTACGAACTGCTCTTGGGTCAGAGACTCCAAGAACGAGTCGATCTCTTTCGCTCCAACATCTTCGGCAGCGTGCATCTCTTCATTCTCAAAGATGTACTCTACGCATTCCTTGACCACCTCGAAAGCAAGCATGGGGTCTTTGCTGAGATCACCGCTCTTTGCGCCTTTGCCTGACATACGAGTAGCAAGATCGAGTTTCGGATAGCGCATGATGACTCCCACCTTGCGTTTCTTGTCTTCAAACACGGTGATCGTGTTGGTGTGATTTTCGGTGATCTTGGGGTGAACATCATCTAGATTCAGCGGCACCTTGACTTCTGCACCGCAGTCCAGTTTCACGACAGGCTCCACGGTGTTTCCAACCGACTTGGATCGTAGTTGCAAGAACAGCCATTCAATATCGAACAGAGGCAGTTCATCCACATCAAATCCTGGCGTTTGAACGCAATTGCTGATGATGGTTCTGAGGGCACTGATGGTTTCTTTGTCCTTTTTGGATTCCAATGCCATCAGTAGAATCTTCTCTTCCTTCACCAAGAATGGTCTGAACTTAACAGATTTGCCAGTCGAGATGAGTTTTGTTTCATATGTTGGTGTGCCAATGATTGGTAATGCCATGCTGTTCTCCTATAGGTGTATCGTCGAATCACGCATTGTAATAATGCGACTCATGTTATGTATGCTGCCTTATAGAAGTGATCCCAAGTCTGGAAGAGAGATGCCACCTCCACCTCCAAGACCCGACTGTATACGCATCTGTTCAATTCTATCTTGGACTTCTTCCAATGGAACAACTCCAGATGCCAGAAAGTTCTTGTAAGCGAACTTGACTTTCACCGTTACGAATGCAGCATCTCCAGCCTCGTTTGCAAAGTCTATGGCTTCAATCTCGGTGGGGTATATCTCGTAGAATTTCCAGGCATATCGCATTACTCCTTTCTTGTCATACTGCTGTAGCCCAAGATCGCACACATAGTTCACATAGTAGTTTGGATTTCCACTTTTGGGATCAACCACCTGATCCATCCATCTATTGAACAGATCACGCTCGTATCCGTCTTGTCCCAACAAGAACTCCATGGCAAGATCATCTGTGAACTCTTCTCTTGCTGCAATGGTTCGCTTTGGACCGTATGTTTGCAGATCGTTCCCTGCTACTTTTCTACCAGGCACAGATACATTCCGAACAGTTAGATTCAAGCGTTCGTTATCTGTGCCAGGTCTACCGATGAAAAGTCCCCATCGGGTAGGATCCAATGGTTTGACTCTTGATATGGCTGCAATGAACTTGTCTATACGCATGGTGTCTCCTTACAGATCCCTGATTTGCTTCAACATTTCTGTATTCACTGCATTCTGTGTTCTGATTGTCCCACGATACTGTGCAACAGGAAGCAAAGATGCGGTGATCCATCCGTTCGTTGGAATCTCACCAACCACAGATCGAAAGCGCCTGAGTTTGTATGTTCGTACAGCAACTCGCATAAAGTTTAGTGTGGTTCCATTGATGTAATCGTAGTCCAGTTTAGATATGTGATTCTTCTTCGGTGGAAATTGTGGATCAGTTTTATACAGCATCTCTGCGATGGCAAGCAGGCGATATCTCATCGGCAGATAGTGAAGATTGAATCCCACGATATGATTGCTCTTGATCGTGAATGGCAGCACCACAGGAAACCGATCATAGTAGTCTTCCACTTTACTTGCTCTGTATTCAAACATATACAGTCTTCCAAACCCTATGTCTTCAGGACTGATTTTGGTAGTACCTTCTATGGCTGTACGAAATGGAACAAACGACTTGGTTGTTGTTCCGTACAATGCTCGGATCTCTCGGTAGAACCAAATCATGGCCGCTTCGATGCTCTTGTCTTGCTTGAGCGCATCGGTGTATTCTTTGTATAGTTGCTCGTATATGTCTTGCTTCTTTGCCATTATGGTTTCAGATCCTTGTCGGTGATGATCTTGAACACCCAACCTCGTTCTTTACAGTACTGACTTGCTGCTGCCCACTTGGCAGAGTTGATACCCCAATCCTTTACGCTTCGCACATAGTCTCGGTAGTCTCTTCTGCGGCGATCCACTTTGCCCTCAAATATCCGTATTTTCGGTGCAATGCATTGCCTGTATGGTTTAATCTCAACCATAATAGTCTGCTCCATCCCCCCTGAGTCATCAATAGCGATCACGAAATCAACAAAGTATCTATGCCATTTGCCATCTATTGGGGATACATAAGGAATGTACAGTTCCTCAGACGCCCACCATCTAACTGTTGCGTTGGTGTCACAGTAAACCATGAATCTGCGTTCCAATAAACTGCGATAGATGATGTTCGTGGAGTCTCCACGGTACTTGGAAGTATTGGTTGGTTTGTACTTTCCCCTGTATGCCATACATACCTATGTAGGGTAGGAGATCAAATGCCAGACAACAACAATCGCGGAAGACTGTTGAATGACGGTCTAAACAGCGGCATATTTGCCAAACTTGAACGGGTCGAAACACCCGCAGGAACCATTGCAACCATGCAGTATCCTATGGAAGTTGGCACAGAAGTCATGCAGAACTTCATCCTGCTTACAGCATACTCAGATCAACCAATGAAGTTTGATACTTCGGTGAAAGCATCAAGCAAGCGTGGAAATCTCTTTGGAGTTATCTCGGCCGGACTAGGTGGAACTCCAGGCTCTATCGTGAATGTTGCGGGTGCGCTGTTTGATCTTGCAGGATTCAATGCACGAAAGTCACAAAGCAATGAGTCGTTTGTAGCAACTACTCGTCTTGCGGGAAATGTTGCCAGACAACCACAAGAAAGCATTGCTTTGTACATTCCAGGCGGAATCGAGATCAGCATGAGTGCTGAATACGAGATGGTCGAATCAGAGAGAAGAGGATGGGGAGGAATGTTTACTGGTATGCTCAAGGGAGCCATGAATGCAGTTGGAGACTTCTTTACGCCTGGAGGAGAACAAAGTCGTCTGTTGAAGACCGGCAAAGCCAAGAACCCGAACAAAGAAGTGTCATTCAAAGAGGTGAAGGAACGCTCTTTCACATTCGAGTACACCTTTGCTCCCAAGAGTGCAGATGAAACCGATATGGTTTATCAGATCATCAAAACTTGCCGTTGGCATTCGCATCCTTCATTAGATGGTGCTACTAGTTTCAAAGTTCCATCTGAATGGGAGTTGCAGTTCTTCATCAATGGCAGAGAGAACAGATACATTCCTAGACTACGCAGACTTGTTTGCACCAAGTTCGATGTGACATACGGAGATGAAAGTGGATTTGTTTCGTTTGAAGATGGCGCACCAACCTATCTCACCGTTTCAATGGGATTCCAAGAAGTCGAACCGTTGCACAGAGAGCATATCGAGAAAGGCTTCTGATGGGTTACTTCAACAAGTTTCCAAACCTGTACTACGATGTAAAAGGCAACAAGAACTATCAAGTTGCTGTCGATATACTTCGCAGAGTTCGTATCAATTCCAAAGCAGTTGAAGGGTCTTTGTATGGTGAATATACGGTTAAAGACACAGACCGTCCTGATACCATTGCTCACAAACTGTATGGTGATTCGGAACTACATTGGGTGATCTTGCTGTTCAATGAGATACACAATCCATACTATGAATGGCCCATGGCATACCATGAGTTCTTGCGCTACTGCAAGAACAAATATCCAGGCAATGCGTTTCTGATGGAGATGCATCCAGTAAAGCAGAGTCCACTTCCATCTGTACGCAAGCGCAGAGATCACAAGATCATCGAAGGATACTATGCATTCGGTATAACAGGATCAACGCTAAACACAAGCAAGCGTGCCTATGTTGTGTGTTGGGACAGAACCATGAACAAGGCCATTGTAGTAGATGAAGTTGGTTCTTTCCAAGACAACGATCTAGTTGGGTTTGCTGTGACAGGTAATGAAGAAGCAACTGCAAGTGGCATCATTCGTCGTATCCAACTAAACATCGAAGCAGTACACCACTTCGAGGATGACTCTGGAAACCAACTTGCTCCTCTTGCCTCTTATGACAATCTGATACAGCAAGGTACAGAAGTGCAAGCGACCTCCACATTCGATGACTATGGAAGATTCTCTACGCTTCCGTTCTCTGAAACATTGCTAGGTGCTTATCTTGCCAATCAAACAGAAGCACAGACCATCAAAGCAGTAACCAATCTGCAATACGAAACCGAGATCAATGAGAAGCGCAGACAAATCAGACTGCCTGCTCCAGAGATCGTGGGAGAAATAGCAAACAGGTTTGAGCAGATACTGAATGAAGAATTTTAAGCATGAGCAATACTACCAATCACTTTGATATTCTAAGTCTCAAACTCATTTCCTATGCGAGTGGAAGTGAGCAAGACATCACAAAGATGTGGGATGAGATTGAGATATTTGAGGATATGTACACCAACTGTCTCAGCGGACAAGTCACTATCATTGATTCGCTGAATCTCATCTACCACTTCAGCATCTGTGGTAGAGAAAAACTTGAGATCAGTTTCAAGACTCCATTCTTCGACAACCTGTACGGTGGAACAGCGGTCACTCGAACATTCAGAGTCTACAAAATTAGCGAACGCGAACCTCAAGCCAATGACAAGTCTTTACGATACACTCTTCACTTTGTGTCAGAAGAGTTCGTGAAGAGTCAGCAAACAAAGGTCAGCAAGGCATACGAAGGCCGAGTTGATGACATCATCGAAAAGATCTACACGGATTACTTGAAGATAGACTACACAGGAAACAACAAGAAGGGTCTTGATGTAAGCAAGACCATGTTTCGCCACAAGTTCATCATCCCATACTGGAGTCCATTGTCTGCGATAAATTGGCTAACTGCAAGAGCAGTCGATGCCGATAACAAAGAGAATTGCAACTTCATCTTTTACGAAGACCTTGAAGGATTCAAGATGAAGTCATTTGCCGAACTGGCTAAACAGCAACCCATCGGCGAGTACGAGTACTTTCCCCAAGTGAGAGAAGATAAAGATGGAGTTCCTGCTTCTCGGGATCTAATGAAAGAGTATAGAACTGTGCGAGAGTTCTTGATGATGGAGTATCACAACACCATGAAGAACATCGAGAATGGCTTTTATGCTTCTCGTCTTCTGTTTCACGACATCGTGCGAAAGAAATGGGGATACATAGACTATGCATACAATGAAGAGTTCTTTGGTGCAGATCATATTGAAAAGCATCCACTTGTTGCAGCGAACAATGACAACTTGAGTCCACACCCACTCAGCAACTTCAAGTACTATCCCAAGCACAAGTGGATGTACGGCAACGAAAACCAGTATGCCGACAATGACAAGTATCAGGAGTGGGTACTCAAGCGTAATGCCCAAATGCAGCAAATAGAAGGGGCGCGCCTACAGTTCACACTACCAGGCAACTCTAAGATCAGAGTTGGTCAGGTAATCAAACTCACAGTACCTTCATTTGAAGAGAAACTGAATCCATTCATAGATTGGTTAGATAAGTACATGAGTGGTAAGTACATCATCAGCGCAATCAGACATAATCTGAGATTACGGGATGGATACCGAATGAGGCTAGAACTGTCACGCGACTCTCTACCCACCGCAATACCAGACAGCAAGGTTTGGTACAAGGGCGTGTTCCCCGAGCAAGGGGATTTCTTCTCATCAAGTGTAAAGGTATAAGGAGATTGACATGGATAACAAAATCAAACTCATCGAATCTGATAACAATGCAAGCATGACTGAACAAGAGTTGGTGGAGTGGAAACTATGGGCAGAGAAGTGTCTAACAGAAGACAACACTAACTCGGCTATGTCTAGTCAGGACTTGAAAACCAAGTGATGCCCATACTTGCAGATGTAATATGCATCTGCCAAGTCTGCTACTGGACTCTTGATCTGATCTGAAGCAACCCCAAGAATCCCCTGCAAATCCAAACGGCATTCTGCTTTGAAAGCGGCGTACATATCTTCTTTGTTTGCATTGCCTCGACCTGTTGCAAACTTCTTTACCTGTGTGGGAGGAACACTCTTGTATTCGATCTTGCTTTCCCACAGACGATACTTGAAGATGCCTGTGTTTTCTCCGATATGAAACACCTTGCCTTTGGCAGCAAACGCATAGTCTTCAATGCATACGAAGTCGCAATCTTTCACTATGTCTAATGTCCACGCCGATATGGAACCATACCGTTGGCACTCATGCTTGTGTTCTTGCATGAGAGTTCCGTGTATGTTGTTAGGGAAACTCTGCTCGTACTTCTTTGTGCCAGACATGAAGTGCATGGTGCATTCAGAGATGCAGAACTTCTTATCGCCTTCAAAGACGCACACAGCAGGGCAGCGCAAACTGTAATCCACGCCTGCAATTCTCATGCCTTATGTATGCAAAAAACGCTATGTTGACAGCGAAAAACGAAAGAACGCGGATTGCTCCGCGTCTTTCTGCGATGGTTCTGAGTTGTTGCGCTGACGCAATGCGTCAGTCTTCTGAAGCAAGACGCTCGAAATAACTCATAGCGTCATCAGAATTATCTTCGTCTTCAGACTCCTGCACCTTTTTGGGCGCAGGCTCTGGCTTCCTGGCAGTAGCAGGTGCAGCAGGCTTTGCTGCGCCGCTCGGCTTGAAGGTAGCACGAGGAGTCTGTTCCTCTTCGTCCAAGTCTACATCTTCGGCTGAAGACTTACGCGGAATTCCCGCATCAGACAACCCCATCACCACATCGTAACGGGCCTTCAATTCCTCGAAAGACTTGTGAGTATCAGGAGAAGTGAACTCCTTAAGAGAGTGCTGCTTCTTCCAAAGTGACTCCAACTTGGCGTCATCTCCATCGAAGAGTTCAGATGGGGCATCAAACTCGCTCTTGTCGTAGTTGATGTACCCTGCAACCTTACGAATCTTCAGTTTGAAGTCTGCACCCTTCCAAAAGTCGAAAGGATTGATCGGCTTCTCGTCTTCAAACTCAGGCTGCATTGCTTGCACAATCTTGTCGTGAATCTTCTTACCGTACTTGAAGAGGAACACCTTGCCCTCGTTCTGTGGTGCGGACGGATCGCTCACCACAAGAATGTTTGAGACATAGTGCAGTCGGCGCTTACGCTGCCGAGCAATATCCTTGTCTCCCTCATCTCCGCTGTTCCAAAGGCGTGAGTTGGCTTCACACACAGGACACTTCTTACCAACCGTGGTTGGGCAGTTTTCAATGAACCATCCACCTGGTCCTTGGAACCCATGAGAGAAGCAACGCGCCCACGGAATGTCTTCTCCCTCAACTGGAGGCAAGAATCGAATAACAGCATACCCGTTGCTTGACTTGTCTAGTTCAGGACGCCAGAAGCGATCATCCTTGTAAGAGTCGCTTCCCTTCTTTGCGAGTTTGTTGAGTTCGCTGCTCAGTTTGTCGAATCCACCTGATGACTTCTTTAAATCTTTGAATCCCATTGTTTCGTTTCCTTTCTGTTTTGTGTAACGATGTATCAAGTATACAGTATCTATCAGCAAAGTCAAGCCTTGACATCATGCTTGCTGACTTTTTCTTTCAACAATTTCTTGAACTTATTTGGGTTGGCGCACACAGATACAAATGGCTTGTACCGTATCACCTTCTTATAGAGTGTGTCCCAAGTGAAATCTCCCTTGAGTGTTTTGTCTGCTCTACGCATAAAGCCTAGAATGCAGTCTAGTAGCACAAGCGTTTCTATATGAATATCACCACTCATACACATCTGAAATGCTAGAGGATATTTGGTATGTTCTAGAGTGCCAATCTCGCGTACAACTGTAGGTGAGAACAAAGCATTGAAAGAGATGCCATTCTTTTCAAGATGATTCAGCATGAACTCACAGTCTTGCCCAAATGTATAAGTGATACTCTCTTGAGTCCGTTTCCAATCGGTATACACCTGATCGCATTGAGAGTCGAAGGCATCTCCGATCCATAACTGATCGTTCATCAGAAAGTTGGATACGAAGAACTCTAGTAGTTCGCTTTCACTGTATCGCTTGGCTAACTTCTCAAAGAAGTAACGATCCTGCCTACGCTCAAATGTCTGTGCGCTTGCCCGTGTCTTTCCTCCGTACTTGAAATAGTCGTAACTATCGTGGGTAAAATGACTTTTCACGGCTAGATAGACTTTATATGCGGAGAAGCCTGTTGCTTTCATACAGGTAACTTTGGAGTTGCGGGAAGCAAGTTGATAGTTTCTCCCTCTGCTCTGATCTTTTCAATGATCGGTTTGGACAAATACTTGGCTGCTTGCTCAGGATCAATCCTCATCTCGTCACACACGGCAAGAACACTTTCAATGTATCCATTCTTGTGCTTGGCGAGATGCTTTTCTAGGCGATCAAGAAACTGCTTCTGTGTTACTAGCAACTTGCATCGCTCCTGTTGGTTGGGGTTGCTGAACCATGTGCTGTAGTTTGCTGATGACCTCTACAAACTTGTCAACACCTTCCTTGCTGTAGAACCTCGGAGGATCATCAAAGAATGTTGATTCGGGAATCTTTAATGCCGTTACTGCTGCCACAAGTCTCTCGTAGTCGCTTTTGGTAGTGCGAATGATTCCAACATAAGATCCTCGTAGTTTAGGATACTTGGCGATAGACATACGATAGAAGTTCGCGGCAATTTGCATTCCCTCCAACACCATTGCATCTTTGTTTGGATCTTCTGAGTTCTGAATTTGCTCAGTCTGATACTCAAAGAAGTTGCCAGCAAATACAGCGGCTTGTGCTGCTTCAGCAGGCCATTGAGAATTGTCGTACACGCTCTTCAAGACATCCAAACAAGCAGCGTCTTTGCGATAGTACAGTTGACGCCCATAGTAGTACTTGCGCGTGGGAGCATCAGAATGCTCCACAGTATCCATACGCATCATCTCAAGAATTCTATCGTTGTCGTGATTCTTGCCCACATCATCAGGGTGATCTACGCTGTGGTCGATGACTACCTGAATACCTTTTGTTTCAGGAAGCAAGTGTTCGTGAAAACGATACATCCACTTCGCTTTACCTGGCCGCCAAATGCAGTTGCGCGGAAACTTATGCCCAAACTTGGTTCGATGGAAGATGCTAACAACACCGATATGCGGGGTAACTCGCTGTAGTTTCCAACGCAAGTCTCTACCCTTTTCTAGCACTTCATCAGCATCAAACATTGCAATCCATGTTGCCTTGCCTGCATTTGCTAGTTCTACTGCCTTGTTTCGCGCATCGGAGAATGAATCAGGCCAAGGCATGGTATGCACTTCTGCGCCCAACTGCTTGGCAAGTTCAACCGTATTGTCTGTACTACCCGTGTCAACTATCACAACGCGATCAGCAAATCCTTCTAGGCTCTTCATAAGCCTGGATATATTGTTTGCTTCGTTCTTTGTGATGAACACAGAAACAATGCTGAAGTTACGCAAATCGGTCAAGTACTTGTGTACTTGCTTGCCTCGTTCTAATCTTTGCTTTTGTGCTTTGTTCTGTTTGCGACGCTCATTCTTTTTCATAAAGGACTCCCATCGAGTAAATTATCATAGACACCAATCAAGTCAACCATCTGCTCCAAATTGTTTTGTGATACTCGTCAGATATTTCCACAAACAGTAATCCCCGCTTCGGAGCAACTGGTTGTGTTCTGAGTTTCATGTTTGCTTCGTTCGGAGTGCGATTGCTTTTTTTGGCATTACACTTCTTGCACGACACTACAACATTTGTCCATTCGTGCTTGCCTCCACGAGACTTAGGCATCACATGATCTATGGTAGCACGCTCTCCGCTCACATGACATCCGCAATACTGGCATTCGTTGTTGTCTCTGCGAGTGATGTTGCGCTTGCTTGGGCGTGCCAATCTGTATGGGATATACACATAGTTCACCAGTACAAGTGCAGATGGTAGATGAAATACACCAGATCCTGTCTTGATCTCGTAGCAATGCTCGTAGTTAAATGGTGACCGCGCCTTGCCTTGTATGAGCATGGTTACTGCGCGCCACCAATCAATGACTCCGATGACCTGTTCTGATATGTTTAGAAGAAGAACTTTCCTGTTTTCAATTAGCGTGTCCATTCTTGATCTCCTCAATGACCTCATCGGGATCAAACTCTGCATAGAACTCGTCAATGCGTTCTTTCAACTCGGGCACAAATCGTTTGGGCGATTCCACAAATGCTTGCTCTTCGCCTTCTGCGCTCACCATCATAATCACGATCTGTGGAACACGAGTACCAATCAACTCTTGAAACATGATGGAGTACGCGGTTGCTTGCAAGAAATAATCATGGCATCCTCGTGAGTCCTTCATACGCTCTGCTGTCTTGAAGTCGATGACGCTGAGTTTGCCATCAAACTCGGCAACACAATCTGTTCTGCCAGCGAGTCGCATCATGTTGCTGTACAGAGGCACTTCCAATCCCGCCACATTGTTCACGAAACGATCAACCCTAGGCTTGATCTTCAAAAACATCTCTTCCAGTTGTGGTCTACCAAACAACACCTGAAATGGATCACGATTTGAAAGGTAGTACTCCATAGTTAGGTGGAAGTTCTTACCTCGCTCAAGAATCATGCGGCTCTTGTCTGCATTATCTTCGCGCCACTTCTTCCACTTGTCACGATCTCTCCACCCCGTGACGGTGGTTACAGACGGATACCACACCAGTTCGCCTTCAGCGCCTGGAGTTTGGTAGAACCGTTTGCCGTTCACAATCTGATCTTTGAGATTGGGCAACTCAATCAAGTTCTGGCGAAAGTTGCCGATGTTATACTTTGGCTGTGCTTCTTTATTCATCATGTAAGTCTACTACAATTTCGAGAAAAGTCAACCAAATCTATCTTTTAAACGCTGACGAGTTCCATCAAATCGTGGTGCCCGTTTGGCAATCTCTTTCATTCTGTCTCGGAATCCTGCATCCAAGTTGCCGTATCCTAGTGGATCCATGCGAGAGTCTACTGCCACATTCGGGCCTTCTCCCCATATGGTTTGTTCGATCTTGCCTTTGTGTTTGCAAGCAGGACATGGCGCCTTACAAGGCTTAGTATGATCTGCCATCTTCAGAAACTCTTCAAACTTGTGTTCGCACTTGTGACACACATACTGATAAATTGGCATGATTATCCTCTCGCGTATGGAGCCCTGATATCCAAGTCCCCGTGGGTCAGCAATGCGCTTGCTGTGTGGTGCTGCGCCTTATCTGCGTCTATCACTGGCATATCTTTACGCGCTGGCGCACCTGCGGGCGGCCTCTTTGCTTTCAGCGCATTGAAACGCTTCTGCAATTCTTTCTCACCGATCTTGTTTAGCCATGCTGCTGCTTTGTTTTTGTCGTAGAACTTAGGACTAATATACTTTCCTGTCTTGATGATGTCAAGTATATCTGCGAAAGAAGCGTCATAAAGGCTGATATCTCCACCTCCTGGCGCTCCGCGGCGTTCGTTTCCAAGCGCATCTCCCAATGCTCTGAGTACAGGAACCAAGTCTCCGATACCTAGATCGGCTTTGAGTCCTCCAACCTTTGCAGTTGGATTAGCAAGCATGGTTGCTGCCCATCGGTGATGCCCGTCCAAGATGTAGTTGTCTTTGGATATGACTGCTTTCAAGTCTCCACCAGCCACTCCACCAATTGCCATACCAATCACTTTACCCATGAAGATTTCACTTTGAGTTGGCATCAATTGACTCGCTGCGATATTAGCAGGGGATGTCTTAACCACATCGTCTTTGGAGTTTCCATCCTTATGTCCTTTGGTGAGAAACACCTTGGCGAGAGCAGTGGTAATGGGATTTGGAAACTGTGCGGGATCAACAACCTTTGTAGGAAGGTCTTCCATGAGTTCAACCGCGTGTTCGATGAGTCTGCTAATTACGCAATAGTCTTTGAAACTCTTCATGTATCATCCTTTTGTGTGCTTGAAGAATTCAATCTGACGCAAACGCTTCAGAGCCTTTTCTTCTGATCCATACACACCAAAACTTTTGTCTCCGTCTTTGGACATGACTTCGTATTTACCATCATCGCGCTTCACAATCTTTTCTACCAGTTCTTCTGTTAGACGAATTGAATGAACAGCGTTGATGATAACTTTCTTGGAGGTTGCTCTTGCATATGCCCATGTGACTCCACCCAGGCTACTTGTCTCAGGAACCACTTCTTTCTTGTTGCTCTTCAGAATGAATTCTGGCTTGCCTAGCATGATGCGTTTCAAGATGATGACCACATCTATTTCTTTGCTTTGATTGGCTGGGTCGAATCCCATGGCATCAATCTCTGCGGTCTTCTTCATGCTCATCAGTTTCTTGACTTCAGCAGCAGAATCATCTGTGTCTGCTTTGAGTTTCTTCTCCAACGCCTTGCGATCCTTGTCGCTGATTACTGGTTTAGTGGCAATGATATTACCAAAACGATCCGACTTCCGCTTCAGGGAGTTCATTGCACCTGCAAAGAATCCTGGCATTTCATCGGGAGGAGTAACTGGTGCTTCGTTTACGGTTGGGTCTTTCATAGCGTCCTCACTTTGCTATATGTAGTCGCCAAAGAAAACCCACCCGTACCGAGTACGGGTGGGCGGTAGCGAAATCCCTCTTCGGGTAAGTTTCCCGACACACGGCGAGTAGCGTAATCCGCCCTGCACCGTTCCAACGACTGACTCCGTGAAGTAGTGTTGGGGGACGCTTTATTTATATCGAAAGGCGCATCAACCGCGAATGATTTTCCAGCCTGTCACATAAAGATCATGTCCTTTGGGGCCTCTAGGCCCGAACCACGGATCAGGCATAGTTACAATCTTTCCTGGCGATTCGTTGAGCCATGCTCCCCACCAACTGAAACTGCTGTTCGAGATGATACAATGATCGGTTGCTCGTATAAAAGCAAGGTCTTGTGTCATTGATGTTCCTTCGGAATAGGTAAATGATCCAAACCTATTCATGGTTGGAAAGAATGATTTGCACCACGGGATATCATCGCTCACCACAATGAAATGACACTTGCCGCCCAAACTTTGAGTTATATGCTCCATTGCTCGCTCGTAGTACACAGCAGAGAACGGGAAATTTAGAGGCAGTCGCAAGTAGTCTCCACGCCGAACATGAATTGATACGACCTTTCCAGTATCCGAACTGGATCGGCTAGACTCTATGCTTTCTGTTGCACAATCTCTGATGCATGAATCTGCAAACGAAAATGCAGCACGAACTTCTTGTTCAGCGTGCTTGAAGTACTTCTCGCTCTGAAAATATCCAAAGAAATCAATGGAACCTTCGGCAGCAGTTAGTGCTGCAATGCGAGGAAGATACCTGATATCGTTGTGCGGTTCTCGAATCAAAATGTTTGGACGAAGTTGAGAGCAGTCAGCAACTTGGATTCCAAACACCTCATCAATCGCCATGTTCGTCCATTGATTGCCTGGACTTTTGTTTGCATAAGGCAAACTAGGACGCAATCCTGTTTGCTTTGCGACTCCAAGCAGTAACGCATATTGGAACATTTGGTTTCCAAGTCTGCCCATTCTGCCTAAAGTTTTGCACATGATAAAGGACATGATGATTATATGTTTGGATCAAAGATGATTGATTGATTTCTCTTTTTGAGATCTATGAGTTGAGCAATGTAATTCACGAAACTAGTTGAGGTTGGAAACCGAACTCCAAACTGCTTGCTCCATCTTGGATCAGCAGAGTATGCTTCAGGCAAAACTTGCAACAGAGTGTTTGGAACCATGATGCCTTGTTTAGTGATGTTCTTTTCGGGATACGGTTCTTTGTATGAGTGTTGCTTTTCAAGCAAGTGAAAAGCAATGATTTGAGCATACAAATCTCCCCAATAGTAATTGTGGTTTGGAGCGCAACAGGTGCCTGGTGTTAGTCTCCGCTGTGTTTCATTTGGATCAAATGGACTTGTCACCGTTTGAATGGAACTAGTAACCGATTCCAAAAATGAATATCGTTCCAATGTCTTGATTCCATTCTTCGTACTAGAAAGCAGAGGACAGGCCTGTGGAGATTGTTGCCAAATAGAGCGCCAAATTTCAACTTGCCCGTATTCGCTTGTTGAGTGAGGTCCTGCAAGACCCGTTATCTCAACAGGGCAACACTTGGATGTTGACCAATCATCATCTGCAATCACATTGTATCCCAAGTATGGATTACTGCGACCAGTTCCTTTTTTGAATGGATGAGATTCCACATACATTCTGTTTTTTCCGATACGAGTCTCAACCCATTTCCAAAAATTCCACCATCCACGCTGCAATGGTCTATCCATATTTGTCAATGCAACATTGTCTCCTGGCACAGGTCCTGGGGAAACAGCAGAGCCATCAAATCCAATCTTACAGTATGCACTAATCAGAGGTTGAACAGATTCTCTGAGTCTTCTTGCTGCTGCTCGTGGATTGGTTGCAAATAGATTTTCCCATCTAGCAATATACGCCTCGTATCCCTCTTCACTTGATGCACCCACTACGGTGTCTGGATCACCCATACCACCAACATACACAATTAGATCAATGGGTTCAGCAGGATTAAACCATGCATTAGGACCAGTGATCCAAGAATCCCAAGTTCCTTGATCTAATGTTCCGCGTTGTCCTGTAGTGAGCGCACGAATAACAGGAACAAAGTCATTAACCATCCACGGACATGGAGTGTTCTGCACCACTCCATTAATGGTTAGTCCATCTCTTGCACACAAGTACTGGTCTACCTCAAACACAAGTTGCTGAACCTTTCCTCTAGCAACTTTGCCAAATGGACTGTGGAAGTGAAACTTTCTTGCTCCCCACTGATACCACTTTTTCAACGACCACGGATTCAACTCAGGAGCATATGGGTTGTATCCATTGTCTTCCAATGTAATAAATCGCTTCCATGTAAAGGTGCTGCGGTCTGCTCCCCATCCTGCTGCACGGCGGAACTCTCCAACATTCTGATTTGTTACAGTTTCCTGTCCATCAAATCCGATGATAACTCTGAATTTCTCATCGAATAGCAGTCTGGCATCTGCAAGCGATGATGGTACAATTCCAACCAGTTGACTTGGTGTTGGAGTTGGAGTGGCAGTTCTAGTGGGAGATGGAGTTGGGGTTGGAGTACGAGTAACACCAACACTCGGAGTGATTGATGGTGTGATCGTGATTCCAGGCGTATTGGAAATTGTTGGAGTGATGGTTGGCGTAGGGGTTGGAGTTGTACCCGCCACTCTCCGTGCAACTCTGCTAGTCCCTGCGCCTGGACTTGGCTCTGATGTTACCGTAACCGTGATTGGTACTAGCACATTGCCGTCGCCAGGTTCGATAGGTAATGGTTGGTTCTTCGATACTGCCATAGGAATCTCCTTGCTTGTATTCTATGTATCTCCTACGGCGCTAGCACTCCGTTGATTGTAACTCCGTTCTGCGCTCCATCATAATCTTCATAGGAACGGCTAATTACTTGATGTGAGATCGACTAGTTCGCACTTGTCTCCGCTGCACGCCAATGTTTGGGTTCCTGCGGTGTTATCTTCTTTCTCGTACTTGGCAAGACCCGTCCAATCAACATTGGTAGGAATCTTGGCTGCAAGCGATTCGTATTCTGTGACACCGCACTCTTGATACGGTGCTTGCTTGTATGTGTGATCGCTGTGTGGCAAGAAAGAGATGCCTGAAATCTTATCAAAGTGCCGATACACCCATGCTCCAACTTCCAACCATTCATGCTCTCGCACAGTAATCGTTACGCTAGGCTTGTGTTCGCACCAATTCTCCTGATACACCAACCACATCTCTAGTTGCTGAATGGCAGTTAGATCATTGCGATACACGCTCTTGGGAGACTTGATCGGGAAAGAGAACACTGTGGTGTGATCTGGCTTCATGTTGTCCAGTTCCCACGGGAATCCGAGGTCTTTCATAAACTTGCACAGCGGGTCTTTGTTGTCTGCACGAACAGTACGAACATAGTACTCGCTGTGGCGAGCATGGATACCTGATGCAGAATCGGTGAGTTGAGATACAGTTCCGCTTGGCTTTACACAAGTAATTGACGCAGACGGATTCACTCCAATCTTCTTGGCGTAATCTGCATTGACCTTTACCGCCAATGTACGAAGATCGGCAAGAGCAGACTTTAGTTCTTGAACTCCTGCATCTCCGCGAGTCAACGGACAGTCCATGATTCCTGTCATGGAAACTCCAAGCAGCGCCTCTTCTTCACAGTTCTTGCGCCACTCACTCGACAGATAGCGGAAGTCCACAAGAGTAGACTGCCATGTACCAAGAATGGTTGCAAGGCGTACCTTACGGGCAAGCGTATCAACTGTGTCGTTCTCACGAACAATCACTTCGCTGAGATTACAGAACTCGCGGTCACGCAGAATGATCTCGCTGCAAGGATTTGTTCCGAACTCGTAGTTTGGATCACGACGATCACCCAATTTCGCAACGGTCTTGCGAGTTGCTTCACGGTTAAAGATACCGCGCTCACCGCTCTTGCTCTTGTACAGAGAAACCCATTCGTCCATGAATGTGCCAATCTCTGGCTTCTCTTTGTAAGCAACAGAGTTGTTTGCAAGTGCGCGTTGCGGATTGCTCACCCACCATTGCCCTGTTTTTGCTTCGCGCATACGCTCATCTGTGAGATTAGATAGTGAAATGAGAGCAGAACGGCGTACTCCACCAACCACAACAATCTCGGCAATCTTGCATACCAAATCGTGCGCTTCGATGCTTGTAAGTTTGCGTCCTGCTGCTGTCTTGAATGTTTCCACGGTGAAATGAAACAGATCATCAAGAGGACGAGGACCCGATGCGCGGCCTCCGAATGTCTTGAGTCTGGCTCCTGCGGGTCGTACCTTTGTTAGATCCCACTTTGGAATCTGTCCACCGATCAACAAGGATACCAGTTCTTTATAGGCCTTTGCCCAACCGATCTTGCTGTCTTCCACGATAATGGTAGTGTTGCTATTGGTAAATTCTTCTGCAATAGTAGGCAACTTCTCAACATACTGACGCTCTACAGAAAATCCAACACCAGTGCCACACATCAACACATACATGATTTCGTCAAACGCTCTGACACGATTCACGGCGACATACGAACAATTGTAGCCAGCAACATGATCTCTGCGAAGTGCTTCTCCTGCGGTCATCAAACACCGCATGGATGGCATGATATCAAGATTCAGCACAGCATCTCTCAACTCTTTGCGTAGTTCTACTGGAACTTTGTACTTGTAGTTCTCACACAGATGCTCGTCAAAGAAATTGAAATAGCGATCAACCGTTTCTTCCCATGTTTCGCGTTTTCCTTTATCATCCATCCATCGTGAGTAGCGAGAAAGATGAATGAAGTTTTGATATTCGGTAGGTAAAGAGTGACTCATTAGGTTGTCTCCAAAATGTACTGGTGCTATAGTTATGTTGGATTACTTGTTCTTGTAAGAGATTACTTTTTGCCTGTCAAGGCTTTCCATGACTCGGGAAACAACGATTGAATGATTGATCCTACTGCTTCTGCATATTGTCTAATTTCCCATTGTGCATGGGGATCTGTGCGTTGATTATAGAAACGGCCGTAAGCGGCAAGAGAACCTGTCCAGTACCACTCGGTGTAAGTTCCTTGTGGTAAAACAAATCTTGCTTGCTCAGGTGCGACTCCTTCTGATAGCAGAGTCTTATATGCGTCTAGCGCATCATCTATTAGATTCTGATACACTTGATCCAACAGCGTTCGATGTTGTAAAAAATCTTCGCTGCCTTGTTTGGCTCCATTACTCGGCGCGCCGCGCCACTTTGGAGAATAAATCTGTGGCATATCTTGCACATACCGCCTAGAGATTTCATTCTCTACAAATCCTTGTTTGTGCTTGAAGAATTGAGTTCGGATCGAAATGGGTGCCTTGATTCGCAAAGTAATTTGCGGATGGGCGAATGGTGTCCAATGGTTATGCTTTGCGAGATACGAGATTAGTTTCTCATCTCTCTCTGCAAGAATACCATCTCCATTGGTATCAATATCTTCCCATTCGCTTTCTTTGCTGAAAGAAACTCTGGCAGAATTCACGACCGTTAGATCAGAACCCATGTAGTCCACAAGATGTACGAATCCGTGATCTAGTACAAATACTGCGTCAGTCGGTATCGTCTTCGAGTTTTTCCCATCCATCATTATCACTTTCTTCATATTGTTCGTCTTCATCACCTTCATCACCTTCATCACCTTCATC